ATTAAAGTACTGTCTTCATTGCTTACTCATAAGGAATTTCTCCAAAATATCCATGATGTTTTAAGTGACGAATACTTCGATAACCAAGCTCATAAGTGGGTTATTCAACAGATTCTCCAATATTATGATAAGTATCACACCACTCCTACAATGGAGGTATTAAAAGTTGAAACTAAAAAAGTAACTAATGAGGTACTACAAGTATCAATTAAAGAACAATTAAGAGAAGCTTATCAATCATCTGAAGATGATTTAAAATATGTTGAGGAAGAATTTTCTAATTTTTGTAAAAATCAACAATTAAAAAAAGCACTTTTAAGTTCTGTAGATTTATTGAATGCTGGTGATTATGACTCTATTAGAATATTAGTTGATAATGCTTTGAAGGCTGGTGGAGATAAAAACTTAGGTCATGAGTATAATAAAGATACTGAGTCTCGATATAGAGAAGAATCTAGAATTATAATTCCAACACCTTGGGAAAAGTTTAATAATATAATGCAAGGTGGTTTAGGTAATGGAGATTTTGGATTAATATTTGGCAACCCAGGAGGTGGCAAATCATGGACATTAGTTGCCTTAGGAGGATACGCTGTTAAATTAGGATTTAATGTTCTCCATTATACTCTAGAGTTAAGTGAAGATTATGTTGGTAGAAGGTATGACGCTTATTTTACTAATATAGGTGTTGATTCTATTTCTAAACATAAAGATAAAGTTCAATCTTTAGTTGATAAACTACCAGGTCAACTAATTATTAAGGAATTTGCCACAGGTAAAGCAACTATTCCAATGCTTAAATCACATATACAAAAGTGTATTGATTTAGATTTTAAACCTGATTTGATTCTAATTGATTATGTTGATCTTCTTTCTTCAAGAAAACGAGTTCAAGATCGTAAGGGAGAAATAGATGATATTTATATAAGCACTAAAGGATTAGCTAAAGAGCTTCAATTACCAATTTGGTCAGTTTCTCAAGTTAATCGCGCAGGTGCAAAAGATAATGTCATTGAAGGTGATAAAGCAGCAGGCAGTTATGATAAAATCATGATTACTGATATAGCTATATCGCTTTCAAGAAAAAAAGAAGATAAAGTAAACGGCACTGGTAGATTTCATATAATGAAAAATAGATACGGAATGGATGGAATGACTTTCTCAGTTAAGGCTGATACTTCAACAGGTCACTTTGAAGTTCTGGATGAACACTTTGATAACGACAACGAAACACCAGTGAGAAAAATCGAGGGAACTGATTTTAATACTTTAGACAGAGATCTTTTGGCTCAACAATTTTTTCAACTTAGCTTATAACAAATAAAAAAATGGCAAAATCAAATCTTTTGCAGGAGAGAGTCGTCTATAAACCATTCGAATATCCTGAAGCACATGATTACTGGCTGAAACAACAACAAGCACATTGGCTTCATACTGAGGTACCAATGATGAGTGATATAAATGATTGGAAACAAAATTTAACAGAAACAGAAAAGAATATAGTTGGTTCTATATTAAAAGGTTTTGCTCAAACCGAAACCATTGTAAATGATTATTGGAGTGGTCTTGTAACTAAATGGTTCCGTAAGCCTGAAGTTATCATGATGGCCACCACATTTGGAGCATTTGAAACTATTCACGCTGAAGCATATTCTTTATTAAATGAAACACTTGGACTTGACAACTTCTCAGAATTTCTCGAGGATGAAGCTACAATGGCTAAAATTGAAAATCTTATGTCTACTAGGGATAATTTCGATGGTGAAGATGATTTGCAAGATATTGCTAAATCACTCGCTATCTTCTCGGCATTTACCGAAGGAGTTAATTTATTCTCTTCGTTCGCCATCTTATTATCTTTTAAAATGCGAAATAAACTTAAAGGGGTCGGCCAAATTGTTGAATGGTCTATTAGAGACGAGTCAATGCACTCCGAAGCAGGATGTTGGTTATTCAGAACACTTATCAAAGAAAATCCTCACCTCAACACTCCGGACCTCAAAGCAGCGATAAATGAAGCAGCTTTATTATCTCTAAAATTAGAACTTGATTTTATTGATAAAGTTTATGAATTAGGAGATCTTGAAGGTTGTTCTAAAGATGATTTAGTTGCCTTTATTAAAAATAGAGTTAATACTAAATTAGGAGATTTAGGTTATGGACCTATTATTGATGGAATTGATACCAACGCTCTTAAAAGAATGAAATGGTTTGATTCTCTATCAGCGGGTAAACAACACACAGATTTCTTTGCCTCAAGAGTAACTAATTACTCAAAAGGGCATTTACAGTGGGACGAATCAATATTTTAAAAATGGACGGAAATATAACTATAGACACAGTAAATTGGGTAAAAGGAAAAGATTACCCTGAATGGATGGACGAAGTAGGAGTAGCAACCATCTCTAAAGGATACCTACTTCCAGATGAAACACCCAAAAAAGCATATAGAAGAGTAGCTCACGCTGTAGCTACAAGAATTAACAGACCTGATCTTGAAAATAAGTTTTTTAAGTATATTTGGAATGGTTGGATTGGTTTAGCTAGTCCTGTATTATCTAATACTGGAACAGATAGAGGTTTACCTATTTCTTGTTTTGGGATTGATACACCTGACTCTATTAGAGGTATTGGTTTAACAAATGCTGAATTGATGAAACTAACCGCCCTTGGAGGTGGAGTTGGAATTTCAGTTAGCAGAATTAGACCTCGTGGAACCGCCATTACAGGTAATGGTAAAAGTGAAGGTGTAGTTCCTTGGTGTAAAATTTATGATTCTTCAATCATAGCTACAAATCAAGGATCAGTTCGTAGAGGAGCAGCATCAGTAAACTTAGATATCAATCATCCTGATATTAAAGAATTTTTTCAAATTCGTAGACCAAAAGGTGATCCAAATAGACAATGTCTTAACTTACATCAATGTGTTGTCATTGATGATGCTTTTATGAAGCGTCTCAATGACAGAGATAGTGAAACTATGTCTTTATGGTTGGAGATATTAAAAACTCGAGTTGAGACAGGTGAACCTTATATTATGTTTAAGGATAGTGTTAACAAAAATAATCCGTTAGCCTATGCTATGAACAATTTAGATGTTAGTATGACTAATATTTGTACTGAAATTACACTCCATACTGATGAGGAACATAGTTTTATTTGTTGCTTAAGTTCACTTAACTTAGCTAAATATGATGAGTGGAAAGATACAGATGTAATTGAAACTGCTATTCGTTTTCTTGATGGTGTAATGCAAGAGTTTATTGATAAGAGTAATGGTAAAGATTCACTTATTAGAACTCATCGTCACGCTAAAAAAGGTAGAGCACTTGGTTTAGGAGTAATGGGTTGGCATACATTTTTACAACAAAAGAATTTACCGTTTAATTCGATTGCCTCTACAGCTTGGACACATACCATATTTAGTGATATTAGACAAAAAGCTGAAGCTACTTCACGTCAATTAGCTGTAGAATATGGTGAACCTGTTTGGTGTAAAGGAACAGGTATGAGAAACACTCATTTGATTGCCATTGCACCTACTGTATCTAATTCAAGAATTTCAAATTGCTCAGCAGGTATTGAACCAATCCCAGCCAACATCTATACTTTTAATGGAGCTAAAGGAACATTTATTGTAAAAAATAAAGAACTAGAAACTCTTTTAGAAAGTAAAGGACAAAACACAGACAGAGTATGGGATCAAATCTTAGCAGACAATGGATCAGTCCAAAATTTACCAGATGAAGTATTATCACCAGATGAAAAAGAAGTATATCTAACTTTTAGTGAGGTAAATCAACTTGAATTAGTTAGACAAGCTGCTATTAGACAAAAATATATTGACCAAACTCAATCACTAAATCTTTCATTTGACCCAACAGATTCACCTAAGTGGATAAATCAAGTTCATTTAGAAGCTTGGAAATTGGGCATTAAAACACTCTATTACTTACGTACAGACAGTGTTATTAAAGGAGATTTAGGTTCTAGAACTGTAGAGTGTGTAAGTTGTGATGGGTAAATATATTTATAATAAACTATAAAAATTTTATATTATGACAAAAGAACAAATTTTAGGAATTATTAGACATGCTCTAACATTTGCTGGTGGTATTTTGATTACTAAAGGAATTGTTGATGATGCTACTTTTGCTGAATTATCAGGTGCTGCTTTAACATTGATTGGAGGTATCTGGTCTGTTGTAGCTAAAAATAAATAATTTAAAAATTAAACAAAAGGAGGGGCTCTTATGAGCTCCTCCAATATTTATTAGTATGCCTAAGTTGAAAGACTTAATTATGGAAGCCTTACCTATTTATAGGATAACAGCTTACCTTGTTACAGATTCAGAGACTAATATAACTGAGGTAATTGATGAAATTAGGGCTACTCGAAAAGTAACCATTGTTAACAATATCACCTCAGAAAAGTTTGATGAAAAAAATAAGGCTAGAAATGATGGTAAAGAAGAACACTTTGTCACTATAAAGTTTTTGTCAACTGAACCCCAAAAAGATATAGACTTTTTTAAAGAAACCATGATGAGTTCTGAAAAAGGAGATCCTAATAAAAAGATAACAGGGTTACAATTTATTAAATTTTTACCTGATACTCTTATAAAGATTTAAATACGTATGACTGGAATGAAGGGTTGTAAGCTAAAATATTGTATTACCGATTTAAAGTCTTACATGAAAACTAACCTACTTACAATTCTTGCCTTGTCACTATCTACAACTCTCTCTTTTATTTGTTCATATTTTATGAACGTAACCCTTAACAATGCCGAACAATATATGGCATTAGTGGGGGTTTTATTTGTAGATGGATTTTTTGGTGTTTGGGCTGGTACCAAACGTGAAGGATTCAAAACTTATAAAGCCTTAAAAGTTCTTAAATCTTTATTTTTCTGGATTATTTTATTAACTACAATTCTAAGTATAGAAAGCGCTTATATAGGAGCTGGATGGTTAAGTGAAACTATCATTATACCATTTATAGTATTCCAGCTAATTAGCATTTTAAAGAATGCCTCAATGTTAGATTTAATATCTAATGATGTTTTAAAAACTATTCTAAATAAAATAGACCAACATAAAAATATTAACCCTGAAGATTAAAAAGTTTTAATTCTACATCATTTAAAAAGATTTAGGCTTGGCTTTCGCCAAGCCTTTTCTTATCTTAACAAGAAAATGCATCCTATTAAAGTTATTGAAAAGAATTTATCTAAACTTCAAAAACTTAAATACAATCAATTCCTTTGGTGGAGAAGATGGTCAGCTAAAAATAAACCACTTCATAAAGACTCACCCTTATTAGATAAAATCAATAATGGTGACTATAATTTTAGCCCTTATTTTTGGCAAATTCAATATTGTGAATGGGAAATAGAACAAAAAAGATTAAAATACCCTGGTGATCATGAACGTTTTTGTGAAGAAAGTGTAATGGATTTTCAACGCCGTAAACGTTTAAGTGAAGATCATGAGAAATATGAAAAAGAAAATCTTACATTATTAAAGAAAGATTTTGTTAAGACATTTCGTATGACTGAAGAAGATTTTGATAAAGATGTAATAGAGTTTGATGGTAGTGTAAAAGATTTTTATATTTATTGCGAACATAAATTTCGTAAATATAATATACCTGAAACTGTAAAACCTCGTAGAGGGCGTCCTCGTAAAAATAAAAGTTAATGAAAGTATCACATGAAGTTCCTATAGCTTATTTAGAAGCTAGTAACTGGTTTAATGACTATGACTATTGTCTTCCACACCTTTTAGATTTGTACCCTGACTATGAAAAATATTTTAGGGAAGCAAAACAAAAAGGACGATATATTATAATGGATAATTCACTTCATGAATTAG